GGTAAATACTGAAAAGCTTCTAGAATTTCTAAACAAAGAAAACACATTTAAAAAAGATTATTTTAACAACTTTTAACTTATTGCATCAGTTAGTAGAAAATTTTTTATTAGGGACAGTAAGACATAATTGAAAGCTGGTGCAATTATTTATTAATCAAAAACAAACAAAAATGAGTGAAAAAAAAGTGTACTGCGGAAGTGGTAAAAAACAAAGTGAAACTTGGTTGAAAGCAACTATTAATATTGATAAAATACAAGAACACATAGAAGAATTTAAAGGACATAAATTCGTAAGGTTAAATATTAACATTAAAGACGAAGCTGACCAATTTGGAAAAGATGTTTCGTTAAGCGTTGACAAATGGCAACCTGAACCAAAAACTGTCGAAGATAATGTTGACGATCAAGACGATTTGCCGTTTTGAGTTAAATATTTTATAAGTAAAGGTTGGTATGTTGTCAAAAGGAATTAATTACTATATCTATAATAGGTTTATAATACTTAAAACATTAGGGTTTAGTCTAAAAGATATAAGCGAAATATTAAATATTAGTTATTCAACAATAATTAAATATAATTTTAATTATAATAGTAGAAACTTATTTAGAAATAAAGCTTATTTAGGAAGTAAAAAAGAGCCATATTATACAAAAGAAATGGATTACGGCAACTTACCAACTTATAAATTTGAAGATTTAAACGAGGCAGAAAAAGAATTTTATTACGATAATTTAAAAAACAACAATTAAAATAACAACTATGGAAACAAAAGAAATAAAAACAGGAAAATTTAACTCAAAATTTCCAATTAATAAATTAAAAATAGCTGACATTAATAGAGATTTGACAATAAAACACGCTGAAAATTTTAAAAATAAATTAAATAATTATGGTTGGTTAATGCCTATTGTTGTTTCGTCTAGTGGTGACATTATAGAAGGACACCACAGGTTAGAAAGTGCAAAACTATTAAATCAAAAAACCATACCTGTTTATATTGTTGACTGGATAGACACTAATAAAAAAGACACACATTTAGACTGTATAATTAATTTAAATAATGGCAATAAAGCTTGGAATAAATTAGATTATTTAAAAGCTTTTGCTAGAGAAAACAAAGACTATAAAATTGTTTATGAAGCTTATAAATCAAACTACAATAATATTTCAGTAGGTAATGTAATAAATTGTTTTTTTGGAAAGCAAGTTTTATCTAAATTTAAAAAAGGTTTATGTAAAATTGAAGATTTAAATTTTTCAAAATATTTATTAAATAAATTTTCTGAATTATACAAAGATTATGGATCTAAAAAAATAGCTGCTTATTGTGTCAGAGAGTTAATAGCGGTCGCCTATGTAAAAACAAATAAAAATATTAATGAAATGGAAGAATTGTTTTTAAGATATAGAGAAATGGCAAAAATAAACCATCCAGCAATTACTTCTATTTCTGATTTTCGCCCAATTATGGAAAGTTATTTAAACAATTATAGAATGAAAATTAATTATAATGAAAATAACTAACGAAGATAATATGGAGCTAATGGCAAGGTATGAAGATAACTACTTTGACCTTGCTATTGTAGACCCTCCTTATGGGATAAAAATGCACGGAGGCACAAGACAATATAATAAATACGAAAATAAAAACTGGGATAATGAAATTCCAAAAAAAGAATATTTTGACGAGCTGTTTAGAGTAAGTAAAAACCATATAATTTGGGGAGGTAACTATTTTACTGAGTTTTTATATTCATCAAGATGTTGGTTGATATGGGATAAAACAATACACGGCAACACGTTTGCAGATGGTGAAGCAGCTTGGACTTCTTTTAATCAAAACCTAAGAATATACCCTCTTAATATATGCCATAATCAAGGTAAAAGATTTCACCCAACACAAAAGCCTGTAAAACTTTACGAATGGCTTTTAATTAATTACGCAAAAGAAGGTGATAAAATTTTAGATACACATTTAGGAAGCGGAAGTATAGCAATAGCTTGTCACAATTTAGGTTTTCATTTAACCGCTTGTGAACTTGACAAAGAATATTTTGATTTAGCTATAAAAAGAATAGAACAACATAAAAAACAATTAAGAATATTTTAATGAAAGCGGAAGAAATCGAACTAACAAATTTTTTAAACACTAAATTAAATTTAGATTTAATAAACACTAAAAACGAATTTTGTTATTACGACTCAACCAATAAAAATTATATTGTTGAATACAAATTTAGAAGTAAATATTACGAACAAAAATTAATACAGGTTGATAAACTTTATAGTTTATTAATGATAGCAGAACACCAAAAGAAAACCCCAATTTAT